AGGAGCTTGAAGTTGAATTACTTCAGTGTCGTTCATTAAAATAATGTGTAAGTTTAATGGGCGATGATGAAAGTTCAGGTCGCCACGTTCTCCCCTGTATACGCCAGTCATTGACTAGGCTTTGAAGGCTTCTGTTGCTCTTCTTATTGTTTCTAATAATTTATCATTCTCAACTAAACCTCTATGACTATTACGAGAGGGCCATCCTCCACGTGGAAGTTCATTAAGTACTTTACTACCAGCTGATGAGTCAGCCATCTGCCCTAGACCACCTCCAGTTAATGCTGGTAAGAATTGTAGTATCTTAAGTAGATCAGCTGGGCTCGGTTTTGCATCTATTATTGTCTTTAAGAAGTTAGGTAGTTGAGTCTGATCTTTCAGCTTTCCTCTACCTGCTTGACGCTCTCCTTCTGTAGCTCCCTCTTCAGCTATACCTCTAATCTTCTTCTGTTTCTGTTGTCTTTTATGTTCTTTAGGGTCTATTGCATCTGGCATACCCTGAATCATCAGTGGTTTTCCACCTGAATCCAGCTCTCCAGTATCTATATAGCCACCCTTTTTTTCTAGCTTCTGACCTTCAGTTTCTTTAGGGTAGGTTGTCTTATCTTGATAAGTACGACCATCCATATCAGCTTCTCGCTGGCTGGCTATCATTAACTGAGGAATCAAGTTTCTTAATCTTCTAACCTCATCTCTAGCTTCAAATTCTCCTTTTCTACCTGAATCTATTGCCATAGTTAAAAGTCCACGTTAGATCGTTCGAGCTTCTTCATTATCTTCTGACGGAATGCTGGGTCTCTATCGTATCTAGGATCACTCATAGCCTGTACGACTTCTGCTTGGCTTTGGAACTGATCTCCATCTGATCTAGGAGCAGTACCTGTAACCATCTTACCGTCATAACCCATCGCATCTTGGAATCTATACGATAGAGAACGGACTGCAAAGAAAGCTGCAAGAGGATTGCCTTGATCCATTACTGTATCAAACATCCTTACTTCTGCTTCAGATAAGTTATCCGTTGCCCACTGTAACATCTCACCATACTTTGCTTCACCACCTGCTACATTCTTTAACTCTGTAACATGCTGTTCAGTCATTTGTGGCTTAGATCCTTCAACTTGCTGACGATACCTAAGATGCATATCAGCTAGTTCTGCTGGCTTTAATTTATTTAATGCTTCAACAGTTTCTTTTGAATAAGACTCCTTTGAGTTAGCTTCATCCCATAATGTATCTAGGATTCCATTTGATTCAGTATCTTCTTTAGCTTCTTTCTCTTTCTCTCCACCTTCTTTGGACTCCACTTGTTCACTATCTCCGGAGTCCCCAGCTTCCGAGCTATCTCCAGAACCAAGTTTCTTTTGGAGTTCGACATAAGCTTTTTCTAATTCTTGTGCGTCTTTGTATTTACCAGCTAGAAGATTCTCTTGCTCTTCTATCATTGCTTCCCCTACCTGTAGAGAATCTTGCTCATCAGCATTGAGATTCTCCATGGTAGTGGTTTCTGTTTGATTTTCAAATGTTAATGTTTCTGCCATTATTCTTCAGGTGGTGGTGTTTGTTCTTGTTCTTCTAATCGCTCTGCCATTGCAGGGTTCTTAGATGGGTCCATAACTGGAGCTTTAAGCATGTTAGGTGTCTGCTTCATCTGTTCCATCTGCATTGCTTGTTGTTGAGCTTGCTGCTTTTCTTGTTGAATCTCTTGCATACTCTTAACAAGATTCAGAACATCAATACCTTGAGCAGCGGCTAATCTCTTAATGAGTTCTTCAGGGTTGATGTATTGTTGGATAGCTTCTGGTCCCATTGTCTGAGCAAGGGTAGTTAAGAAGTTACCTAATGCTTGTACATCCTGACCACGACCAAGAGAATTAATACCAGCTACGATGGTTGGTTTAACCATTCCTTTAGGTATCTTAGGAATCTCTCCAGTCTTCTGGAATACACTAAGCTTTCTGTTTAAATATGGTACTAAGAACTCAACTGTAAGTAAACCAAATAGACCACCTAGCTGTTGTTCTAACTCTAGCTGTGTCATCTGGACTTCTTGTGCAGTAGTTCTCTCACTATCTCTTACACTAAGTATAAGGAAAGCTTCATTCAATCTCTTCTCTAATGTAGCCATCAACTGATAAGCAGTCTGGAAGTCAGCTGTCTTACCTACTTGTACTACACCTATGTCATCTGGCCTACCTTGTACGATAGCTCCGTTACCTGCAGAAGCGAGTGTCTGAGGTTTAGTTGTGCTTGAGGGTGATACAACGAAAACAACTTTTGCAGCTGCTGCAGAGCCTTCTACTAGTGCCTGAGAGAGTGCTTCAAGGGACTTAAGATCCCCAATGAATTGACCTACTCTTCCTCTACCATAAGCTTCTCCATC